GTCGTAGTCGAAGATATGACTAAGATGGAAGCTCTTAGAAAAATTATCGAGGAACTTAAGGGTTTTGATAAGGAAGACATCCAGTCCTTAGTCAATGAAATGATGAAGAAGAAAGATGACGAAGATGAAGACGATGAAGATGATGAGAAATCAGAGTCTACAAAAGCTGACCTTCTCAAGAAAATTGCTGAACATTTCAAATCCGAGGACGAAGAAGTTGTGAAAGAATCTTTAACTGCAATCTTAGAAGCATCTAAAGAAGATGACGAAGAAGATGAAGACGAAGAGGAGATGGACGAAGCTACTAAGAAAGAAGCTTCCGAAGACGATGACGAAGAAGACGAAGACGAAGATGAAGATGAAAAATCAGAATCTTACGATATGTCAGGCGACATCGATGCTCTAGTTGGTGGTGAAGACCTTTCAGAAGAATTCAGAAACAAAGCAAAAGTAGTATTTGAAGCTGCTGTAAATGCAAAAGTTAGTGAAATCAAAGAAGACCTAGAATCTCAAAAGAGAGACGAGGTTGTTGAAGCATCTAACGAACTTAAAGAAGAATTAATCGGTAAGGTTGATTCATTCTTAGGTTATGTTGCAGAAGAGTGGGTTAAAGATAACGAACTTGCAATCGAAAGAGGACTTAAGTCTGAGTTAACAGAAAACTTTATACAAGGACTTAAAGCTTTATTTGAAGACCATTATGTTGAAGTTCCAGATGACAAATTAGATGTCGTTGACGAACTTGCAAGTAAAATCGAAGAAGTAGAAGCTAAACTAAATGAAGAAGTTTCTAAAAATATCGATTTATCTCAAGAGAGAGATGAACTTGTACGAAACAAGGTGGTATCAGAAGTTTCAAAAGACTTGACAGAAAGTGAAGTCGAGAAACTTTCAAAATTGATTGAAGATTTAGACCAAGACGAAGAATTTGAGTCTAATGTTCAAACAATTAAGGAGTCTTACTTTAGTGATTCAAAAGAAAAACTACAGTTAGATGAACAAGTGGTTAGTGATAGCGAACAAAATACTTCGACTGAGGATAAAATCCTTGACCCAAGTATGGCTGCATATTCTGCCGCAATAGGAAAACTTGACCCTAACAAATATAATAAGTAAGGGAAAAGTTATTATTAACACTTTTTAAAAATAAGGGGATATAAAAAAATGTTTATGTCAGAAACTTTACAAGAGAAGTGGCAGCCAGTATTGAGTCATCCAGATTTACCAGAAATCACTGACCCATACAAAAAAGCTGTAACTTCTGTGGTTCTTGAGAACCAAGAAAGAGCCCTAAACGAAGAAAGAGGATACATTTCAGAGGACGCACCTATCAACAACGCTGGTGGTGCAGTCGGTGGAACAGGTATCGATAATTGGAATCCAATTCTAATTTCTTTAGTTCGTAGGTCTCTTCCAAACCTAATTGCATACGACATCTGTGGTGTGCAACCAATGACTGGCCCAACAGGATTAGTTTTCTGTATGAAAGCCAGATATAACGACAATACTTCAAGGTTAGCAATGACCGAAGCATTGTTCGATGAAGCTGATACAGATTTCGCTGGTGCTGGAACACAAGCAGGTACAGACCCATTTGGGGATGCAGCTGCTTATGCAACTGGTACTGGTATGACAACAGCTGCAGCTGAAGCAAAAGGTGACTCTGCGAGTAACCCATTTGCATCAATGGCTTTCACAATTGAGAAAGCAACTGTAACTGCTAAGTCAAGAGCTCTTAAAGCAGAATACACAATTGAACTTGCACAAGACCTTAAAGCAATTCATGGTCTTGATGCTGAAACAGAACTTGCAAACATTCTATCTGCTGAAATCCTTGCGGAAATCAACAGAGAAGTTGTAAGAACTGTTAACCTTCAAGCAAAAGCTGGTGCTCAAACTGGTGTTGCTAATGCTGGTAGATTCGACTTAGATGTTGATTCATCTGGTAGATGGTCAGTTGAGAAGTTCAAAGGTTTACTCTTCCAAGTTGAAAGAGATGCAAACACTATTGCTAGAGAGTCAAGAAGAGGAAAAGGTAACTTTATCCTTTGCTCATCTGATGTAGCTTCTGCATTGTCAATGGCTGGTGTATTAGATTACGCTCCAGCACTTAACACTGAGTTAAATGTTGACGATGCTGGTAACACATTCGTTGGTACTCTAAATGGTAAGTACAAAGTCTATATTGACCCATACTACACTTTAGACCCAGTAAGTGGACACAACAACGAAGGTTACATGACTATTGGTTATAGAGGTTCAAACGCATTTGATGCTGGTGTTTTCTACTGCCCATATGTTCCATTACAAATGGTTCGTGCAGTTGGTGAAAACAGTTTCCAACCAAAAATTGGTTTCAAAACTAGATATGGAATGATTTCTAATCCTTTCGTAGGTAGTTCACCAAGTGATGGTTTAGCATCTGCTGGAACTAACTTCTACTACAGAAAAATCGAAGTAGAGAACATTCTATAAGATTTTTTAAAAGTCGTAGACTTTTCTAAAAGGGACTCTTCGGAGTCCCTTTTTTTATGCCAAAAAAAACCCACCTCTGGGGAAGGTTGCGAACCTTCTATATCTACCCAAGGTGGGGTCGTGTCTCTTTCGACATCTAGAGACTAATCCGCCGTTACTTTACCCTATGTCATTCTCCTTTACCTCACTAATTAAAAACCTATTATACTAAATTATGTACCTATGGTGCAAGTGTTATAAATACTAGTATGACAACAAGACAAATATCAACTGCAACATGGGCTGGTAATCTTCCAGATAATTTATCTTATCTTGCACCAACTCAGTTTGAATTAATAGTAAAGAAACTTCCTAATACAAAGTACTTTGCAACAGGTGTAAACATACCATCTATCACAGTAGCAGAAATTCAACAACCTACTAGATATGGTGCAAATGTAAAATTTCCTGGCGATAAGATTAACTATGGTGAGGTAACTGTAAACTTTATTGTAGATGAGAATATGGAAAACTGGACAGAGATGTATACATGGATGTCTCAGATTACTAGTTCTACAGACCCAGATAAGTATAGAAGTCTGGTAGGTGCAAATAGAAAAGCAGGTGAACCATACGATGGTTCTGGAGACCCAGATGCAGTATTTTCAGATATGACTATTGTAGTTACTACAGCTGCAAATAATCCTAATAGATATATTAGAATACAAGATGCATTTCCTACATCATTAGGTGAGATTACAATGGATACGACTGTAGCAGGTGGTATTACATATGTAACATGCACTGCATCATTCCAGTTCACAACTTTTGAAATTGCAGCCTCATCATAATGAATTATAGGACAATAATATTAGGTTTAATCTTCATACCATGGGAAATACCTTTGGTATTATTGTTTGCAATGATATTTTAGTAGACAAATACCAGTTTAGTGGTATAATTATAGTATGACATTAGAACAAATCCAGCAAATGTGGAAGGATGATTCTGTAATCGACCAGATTGATTTAGATAAAGCTTCATTACAAACACCTTCTTTACATGCAAAATATCTAGAACTACTTAATGAAAAGAGACTATCTCTTAAATCTTATGAGGTTAAATACAATCAACTACTTAAGAAGAAGTGGTTATGGTATACTGATAAGTTATCTAAAGAAGAGATAGATGAACTAGGATGGTCATATGACCCATTTGAAGGTCATAGAGTAATTAAACAAGATTACAATTACTACTTCAATGCAGATAAAGACCTATCTGATTTAAAACTAAAAGTCGAGTATCTTACAGAGTGTGTAGACACTTTGAAAGACATACTAAATATTATCACATGGAGACATCAATCAATAAAGAATGCAATCGATTGGTTGAAATTCACTAATCCAGCAGGATAATATATTATGCCATCATTTATTCCAGAACATTGTATAATTAAATCTCGTGCTATTGCACCAGAGATATGCAATGAAATTATTGAAATAGGACTAAGACAAACTGAGTTATCGTTTGGTCAAATAGGTGGTGGTAAAGAAGGACATGAAGAACATTTTACTCGTAAGTCTGGTGTTGGGTGGATAGATAGGGATGCAACCCTATCAGATGGTAAAACTTTATTTGACCATATAACTCCAGTAGTTAGAGAAGTAAATGCAGAAGTATTTAAGTTTGATTTAGACTTTCACGAAACATATCAGTTTACAATATACAAAGCACCAGATGAACATTATACATGGCATACAGATGGACACTTTGAACCTTATAATGAAGAAGATTGTGCAAATGACCCACATATAAAAGAAAGAGTTGGTGGGTATAGAAAATTATCATACAGTGTAAATCTTACACATCCAGATGAATATGAGGGTGGACACTTTGAATGGTGTGACCCATATGCATTGAATCCACAAACTGGAGAACCAGAAAAGTGGATATTTAGAGGGCCACAAAGTGCAAGAGAGCAAGGAAGTATAATCATATTTCCATCTTTCGTTTGGCATAAAGTATCACCAGTAACACATGGTAGGAGACATTCCTTAGTAGGATGGATAGCAGGGCCGACATTCAGATAACCAAAATCGATAATACTCACTTGAGGGTAGATGCAGAAGAGTCTATCAAAAGAGAGATATCTGATTATTTTACTTTTCCAGTGCCAGGGGCTAAGTTTATGCCATCTGTTAAAAACAAATATTGGGATGGTAATATTAGATTATATGCACAACATACAGGTAAGTTGTATGTTGGACTACATTATGCACTAGAACAATTTGCAAAAGACAGAGACTACAACATAGAAGGCTATATGTGGGAAACTGATACTGAGTATCCAGACTTTACCGATGGTCTTAATATGGGATTCCCATTAAGAGATTATCAAGTAGAAGCAATATCAAGAGGTATTAAGTATAGAAGACAACTGTTAGTATCTCCAACTGCAAGTGGTAAATCTGCAATTATATACTGTATTGCTAGACACTTTATATCAATGCATAAGAAGAAAGTATTAGTAATCGTACCTACAACATCACTAGTAGAACAAATGTCAAAAGACTTTGCAGACTATGGATACGATAAACCTATTGATAAAATGTATGGTGGAGATAAAGTAGGTAATACTGATATAGTTGTCACAACATGGCAAACATTATCTAGAATGCCGAAATCGTTTTACGATGGATTTGGTGCAGTGTTTGGAGACGAAGCACACTTATTCAAGGCAAAAGTACTTACTGGTATCATGGAGAAAATGAAAGACATAGGACATAGGTGGGGTCTAACAGGTACACTGGACGATACTCAAACCCACAAACTGGTATTAGAAGGTTTGTTTGGCCCTACTCATTATGTGACTACAAGTGCAGACCTCATGGATGAAGGTATTCTTGCAGAGTTAGACATACAATGTTTAGTATTAAAGTATCCACCAGAAGTATCTAAAGAAGTTGTATCTATGGATTATCCTAGAGAAATGGAGTTTCTTGCTGGTAATGAAAAGAGAACACAATTTATAAAGAATCTTACACTAGGTCAGAAAGGTAATACACTAATACTATTTCAATATGTAGATAAACATGGTAGGAAGATATACGAAACATTCCAGAAAGCTGGTATCAAATCATTCTTCATATATGGTGGAACAGATACAATCAACAGGGAAAAGGTAAGAGAGTTGATGGAAAGAGAAGAAGGATGTGTAATCATTGCATCATATGGTACTTTTTCTACAGGTATAAATATTAAGAACTTACATAATATAGTATTTGCAAGTCCTAGTAAATCGAAGATTCGTGTATTACAATCTATAGGTAGAGTTTTACGAACAAGTAAAGATAAAGTAAATGCAACTCTTTTCGATATTGCAGACGACTTAAGTTATAAGAAGAAAGAGAATTATACTCTAAGACACTTTAAAGAACGAATAAATACATATAGTAAAGAAAATTTTAAATACACAATACATGAGGTAAAGTTTTGAAGTGGTATGATATTTTATGGAAACAGAAACCAAACGACACATGGAAAAATCCAGACCCAGCTGAAGTAACAATTGATAATGCATATAAGACTCGCTGGATATGGTATCATACTATTTTAGGAATTTTAATTTTCACATCTAACATACTATTGGTTGCTATACTAATAGTACTGGCAATAAAACTATGAGTCAATACAGATATATAAAACTAAGGAATGGTGAAGATATTGTTGCAATAACTTCTATACAAGAAGATACAGGGACAGTAGAAATGACACTACCATGCAATATTGGTCTTACTCCATCTATGTTAGGGAAGGGAACAGTTATAAAACTGTCTCCACTAGTTCCTTTTACTAAAGATAATAAAGTAATTATTGCAGCCTCCGAGGTTGTGTATACTACTACTTTGGATGATAAGTTTATTACATTCTATGATAAAGCATGTAGAGACTGGATACAACTTAGGGACGAGGTAGGACTAGATGTAATGTCTCCTAAACAAGAACTAGATAAAGGACAGGATGCACTTGCACATATAACAGATATGGTGAGGAATCAGATGTCCAAAGAAGTTATACCAGAAGAAGAAATGTTACTTGATGAATTAGAATTAATGGATGAAACTGATAAAAAGAAGATTGTTCACTAATGCTATATTCTCTTCTTTCCTACGATACATATCTAGGGTAACACGAGAATTAAAGCTTGTCAAGTCTTTTTTTTACTTGACAAATAATAATATGATGAGATAATAGATATATGAGTAAAGCAAAACCAGAACATTATGTAAACAACAAAGAGTTTACAGCTGCAATTTCAGAACATAACAATGCAGTTAAGAAAGCAATTGCAGAAGGTAAAGAACCACCAAGAGTAACAGAATACATTGGTGAGTGTATTTACAAAATTGCAACAAGACTATCGACCAAACCAAACTTCATTAATTACTCATACAGGGATGAAATGATTTGTGATGGTATAGAAAACTGTTTGCAATATATAAACAACTTTAACCCAGAGAAATCTCAAAATGCATTTGCCTATATAACCCAAATTATATACTATGCATTTTTAAGAAGGATTCAGAAAGAAAAGAAACAAGCTGCAATCAAACATAAGGCAATCATGAATAGTGGTATCCTTACAGATGCAGTAGGAAGTATGGAAGGAGATAATACAGTTTATGATAATTCGTATGTTGAATTCCTACAAAACAATTTAGAAGAACCTAACTACAAACCTAGGGGTAAGAAAAAAACCACAGAAAATAAACCAGTAGGTGTAGAAAAATATTTTAATTCAAATAAAAAATGAATGACCAAATGGAGTTTGACTTTACAACACCAGACCAAAAGACAGCACAACAACAAGGAATTCGTTGGGTGCCTGATAATGCAACACCAGAACAAGTAAAGGAATGGCACGATACAGAAGGTAAGTGGTGGGCAGATAGAGCATTGCAGTTTGTAGTAATTGCAAGTCTTGTACAGTTCGGAGCTATATCATTTATGTTATTCAACTTTTTTGTAATAGACCTAATGGTCGGAAAATAATATGAAATTTGCAGTATTGAATGATACCCATGCTGGTATCAGAAACGACAGTGTTCATTTTCATGAATACATGAGAAAATTCTACGAGGAAGTATTCTTCCCTTATTGTATAGAAAACGATATCAAACATGTAGTTCACTTAGGTGATTACTTTGATAAACGAACTGGTATTAACTTTTTATCACTACAAAAAAACAAAGAACATTTTATAGAACCACTAATTGCAAATGGTATGACTATGGATTTAATTCTTGGTAATCACGATTTGTATTACAAAAATACTAGTGAAGTAAATTCATGTGAAGCACTTTTAAAATATGATAATATTACAATCTATAAAGATGCTATAACAAAAGACTATGATGGATTAAAAATATGTTTGATTCCTTGGATACACAAAAACAATTTAGATGATACTATGGAACACTTGCAGTTTACTAATGGTCAAATTGCAATGGGTCATTTAGAAATCGAAGGTGCAATTATGATGCCTGGCTATTATTCATCCCATGGTACATCAAAAGAAACCTTTATACGATTTGAACATGTATACAGTGGTCACTTTCATACTGGTTCAACTATGGATAATATTACTTATCTAGGGTCTCAAATGGAATTTACTTGGTCAGATTATGGAGATACAAAAGGATTTCATATCTTTGATACTGATACAAGGGAAATGAAAAAAATCAAAAACCCTATTCGTATGTTTGAAAAAATCTTTTACGATGATACAAAGTTAACTCAAGAAGAAATTCTTGAAATGGACTTTTCACATCTAAAAGATATGAATATAAAAGTTATTGTAATCAGTAAAGAGAATCCATATTGGTTTGACCTATTCATTGAAAAATTAAACAAAGCAGATGTTATTGATTTTAAAGTAGTAGAAGACCATGGAAATCTTGGTGAAATGTCAGATGAAGAAATGGCATCAGATGCAGAGGACACACTTACAATATTAACAAAACATATTGAAGGAATGGAAGGTGTTAAAGACAAAGAACACCTTGAGGTATTAATTAGGTCTCTATACATGGAGGCATTAGACGAAGCTTCATGATAAAATTTAAATCAGTTAAATGGAAAAATTTACTTTCCACAGGAAACCAGTTTACAGAAGTCTTTTTAGGTAATCGAAAAGCAACTCTTATATTAGGAGAAAATGGTAGTGGTAAATCTACAATGTTAGATGCACTATGTTTTGGATTATTTGGAAAAGGATTTCGTAAGATATCCAAGAACTCTCTCATCAACTCGGTCAACCAAAGAGGGATGATTGTCGAGGTTGAGTTTGCAATTGGGTCAAAGCAGTATCGAGTTGTTCGAGGTGCAAAACCAAATGTGTTTGAAATATTCTTAAATGATAGAATTATTAATCAAGACGCAAAGATGAGGGATTACCAAGAGCAACTTGAGAAACAAATCCTAAAACTTAATTACAAAACTTTTACACAGGTAGTTATTTTAGGTAGTTCAACTTTCACACCATTCATGCAAATGAATCAGAATGATAGGAGAGGTATTATAGAAGATATTTTAGATATCAATATTTTTTCTATCATGAATAATTTATTGAAAACAAGAATGTCTGCATTGAAAAATGGACTTAAGGATTTAGAATATGAAATCCGACTTTCAGAGGACAGAATCGATACTCACAAAAAACACATCAAGTCTCTTGGTGATAATCGTAAGAAAAAGATTAATGAGTTTAATGAAAGTGTTGAACAAGCTCAAACAAATATTAACAATGTACAAGAAGAATGTAATTTATTGTTAAAAGAAGTTGAGTCTCTACAGAATGAATCTTCGGATAGTGAATCAGTAAAACAGAAACTAACCAAGACTCTTGAATTGCAAAAACAATTAGAAAATGCAAAACGAAGAGGACAAGAGGAGATAAAATTCTATGAGGATAATGACGAATGTCCCACATGTCACAGAGATATGGAAGATGACTTTAAACAAGAGAAGATATCAGAAACAACAGGAAAGGTATTTGAAGTTGACAAAGGCATCGAGGAAATCACCAAAAACATCCTATCAATTAATGAACGAATCGAAGAAATCGAAAAGATTCAAAGCAAGGTCGACTCTATCAACAGACAAGTTGCACAAAAACAGAATGAGATATCTGCGTCTAATCAATACATCACAAAAATAAATGCAGAGATAGAAAAGTTACGAACTGAAAATGTAACAGACGACTCTTTTAAATTGGGAAGAGAAGAACATGTCTTAAAAAGTAAACATGCACTAAAGAAAGCACAATTAGAACAAAAATCTTACTTTGATATTGCTGGTTCTTTATTACAAGATAGTGGTATCAAAACTAAAATCATAAGACAGTACTTACCTATTATGAATAAGTTAATCAACAAGTATCTTGCATCGATGGACTTCTTTGTACAGTTTAATCTTGATGAAGGATTCAATGAGTCTATTAAATCAAGATATCGTGATGCATTCTCATATGCAAACTTTAGTGAAGGTGAAAAGATGAGAATTGACCTTGCACTATTGTTTACATGGAGAGCTATTGCAAAATTAAAAAATAGTGTAAATACAAACCTTTTAGTATTAGATGAAGTGTTTGATAGTTCATTAGATGAAGGTGGAACAGAGGAGTTTTTAAAGATACTACATACTCTAGATGGTGATACAAATACCTTTATCATATCTCACAAAGGTGATGTATTAAGAGAAAAATTTAGACATACTATGACATTTGAAAAAGTGAAGAATTTTAGTAGAATAGTAGATAGTAAGTAGGAGTTATTATGCAATTAAAACATCGTGAAAATGAACTTACCAAACCATTAGAGGAAGACCAAAGAATAGTAGAGATTGCAAGCTTTATTGGAGTTTTTAGAAACTTCTTTGAAGAAGACCATATCCAACATTTTTTTGATTATTGGAACTGGTGTCATAGAAATGGTATACATGCAAGAAACAGACAGGAATCAGAAGATGCTCATCCACTTGAGAAGTCAGACAATCATGTGGGTATAAACAAATATGAATGGGAAGAACTTTCATTAACTCATGAGTTTGATGACTTTTTTAAATATTTAAATAACGAAATAGTCAGACGATATACTATACAAGTACCACATGTTGGTACTCCAGTTGCACATGAAGCTAAAATACAAAAAACACTTCCAGGCGAAGGATATCATGTTTGGCATTGTGAGTGGAACGCATCATTACCTAGAAGAGTTTTAGCATATGCATTATTTTTAAACGATGTAGAAGAGGGTGGAGAACTAGAGTTCTTACATCAAGGTATAAGAATAAAACCAAGAAAGGGTGATTTCTTAATATGGCCTGCATACTTTACACATATCCATAGAGGTAATCCACCACTTACAGATGAGAAGTGGATTGTGACAGGTTGGTACGAAGACTTAGGAGGCAGGGATGAAATTGCTTTCCAAAGATAATGATATATTAAGAAAGACTATGCCTTTCTTTGATTTCGATAATCCACCAACAGACCCAATCGAACTAAAAAACGAAATGATTGATAAGATGTTTGAAGAGGGTGGAGTTGGATTAGCTGCAAATCAAATAGGATATGAGTATCGTGTATTTGTAATGAAAGGTCAAAACAAAGAACAGTCTATGTTTTTTGCAAATCCAGAAATATTAGAAGTATCAGAAGAAACAGAACTAGTTGAAGAAGGATGTCTCACTGGTGGATGTGAAGGTATATTTGCAAATATAAAAAGACCATCTTGGGTTCGTGCAAGGTGGCAAGATGAAACTGGAGATATAAAAGAAATGGAATTTAGTGGAATGACTGCAAGATGTTTTCAACACGAGTTAGACCACTTAAATGGTATTCTGTTTACAGACCACTTATCTAGATTGAAATATGAAAGAGCAGTAAAGAAGAAACAGAAAAGAGAAAAAGAATATGCAAGAATCAGAAAACAATTCGTACAAGTTGCCAAAGAATATCGTAGCAACAATCAAGAATTGTCTAACAAAGGAACAGTGTCAGAAGCTGATAAAGTATCACCAGAGTAATTTTAATTTAGTTACACATGATGATGCAGCTGAACAATACAATGGTCGTAGGATACCTATGGTCAGTATTCGTAATATTCATGTCAAAAGAATTCTAGCAGAATATCAATATAAAGCAATATCTGAAATCTGGAAAGTTTATGGTGAAATGGCATATCCAGAACAAACTGAAATTATGTGGTGGCCAGAAGGTAAAGGTCAAGAAATGCATATTGATGTTATGGCAAAACCACTATATGAAGTTCCAATACATGCAAGAGAAGGAACTGAACTTGAAGGAATGACCAACGAAGAAGATGTTATTAATGTAGTTCCTTTTACAGACTATGCATCTATCTTGTATCTTAATGACAACTTTGAAGGTGGAGAAACATTCTTTGAAGATGGTACTCTCTTAAAACCAGAACAAGGAACAGCAGTAATATTTGAAAGTATGAAACATTTTCATGGTGTGAATCCAGCACATGGAGAAGAAGATAGATATACTGCACCAATATGGTATACTTCTCAACCAGAACAAATGGAACTACAATCTCATGGTACACATGGTACTCCAGATGTGAACTGGAGAGGTCTTATTAGAAATCCAGACCCAGAAAAAGTTAATGTTGGTATCAACTCTCATCCAATTCGTAAGTGGTGGGCAAAAACCTATAATATCGAAAAGATTGACTCATAGGTACACATTCCTATATAATACATAATTCGGTCTGTTAGTTCATCGGTGAGAACACTGCCCTGTCACGGCGGAGAGAAGGGTTCGATTCCCTTACAGACCGCCAATATAAAGTAGTAGACACAGGGGTACACTTTTTTATATAATAGCTACATGAGGTCAAATACACAAATACTTAGAACAAGAAAAGATTCTCTTGCAAGATTACTTGCTACAGAGGATTTAGTTATAGAACATAAAAAAGTCCCTACTGCATATTTCGAACCAAAGAATAGGAAGTTAGTTTGTCCTATTCTTAAGGACGAAATGTCTAATCAACTATATGACTTATTCATGGGTCATGAGGTTGGTCATGCACTTATTACTCCACCAGATGGATGGCATGATGCAGTATCAGAAAAGGGTGCAACATACAAAGGATATCTTAATGTCTTAGAAGATGTTAGGATTGAGAAACATATCAAAAACAAATATGCTGGTCTTAGAAGAATCTTCTATGATGCATACAAAGAGTTACACTTAGACTTAGACTTCTTTGGAGTCAAAGGTTATGATGTAAATAAACTTGCATTCATAGATAGAATTAATCTTTACTTCAAGATTGGTCATTCTCTTATGGTTGAGTTCTCTAAAGAAGAACAAAAAATCGTAAATCAAATTGATACTAAAATGGATACTTGGGAAAAGGTAGTCAAGGTTGCAGACTATCTTTATGAGTTATCTAAGTTAGAAGAATTACAGCCACAAACAGATACTTCTGCAATGTCAGTTGAGACAGCAGAAGGTGATGGTGATGCAATCCCTCAAGACTTCGATGAACAAGAAGGTGAGGGTGATGCAGAAGATTCAATTGGTGGTGGTATGGAATCAGAGGAAGAGTCTGAGGAAGAATCAGAAGATGGTACAAAAGGTGCAGAGGGTTCAGATTCAGATGAAGATGGTGAAGAAGGTGATGAAGAAACCACTGGTGAAGGTGATATCGAAGTTCCTAAATCTCAAAACCTAAATGGTGGTGAGTTTGGTGAAGAGGGTGGTGAAAGTGGTAATGCAGAACCTACTGCAAACGAATCTGTTACTGATAAGAATTTCAGAAACAATGAAGACAAACTTCACAAAGAAACTGATAGATGGGATAGAGAACCTAGTTATCTAGATTTCAATTCTAAGGAACATAAAGCAGCTGATGTTACTATTCCTTACAAACAAATGATTTCAGATATTACTAATGAAATAAACAAAGTTCTTGAAGAGTATGGTGGTGTTGATACTATTGCAAACTCTAGAGAGTATACTCAAAAGTTCTTTGACCACAATAAGAATGTCATTAACTACATGGCAAAAGAATTCGATATGAGAAAAGCTGCAGATGCATACAAGAAGTCAATGTCTGCAAAAACTGGTGAAATTGATATGTCAAAAATCCACCAGTACTTACTCAAGGATGATATTTTCAAAAGAGCAACTATCGTGCCTGATGGTAAAAATCATGGTATGATTATGTTGGTTGATTGGTCTGGTTCTATGTATGATGCAATCAGAGAGACATATGAACAATCTATAGTTCTTACAATGTTCTGTAGAAGGGTTGGTATTCCTCACAGAGTATATGCATTTACAGATGCATGGAGAGAAGATACTGACAGAGAGTATGATTACGATGATGAAAGAAAAGGTTTTAATCTAAAGTCTGGATTTAAACTTCTAGAACTATTCACTGACAAAATGAACAAAAGAGATTTCTTTGAAGCTTCAGTAGTTATGAATGCACAACTTGAATCAATGTGTGGTGGAAGATACTACCACCAAAAGGGTGACAGATTTGATGCTAATCATGGATATGCATACAACTATGGTCTAGGTGGTACACCTCTCGATGAATCACTAATGATTATGAGAGATTACATTGCAGACTTCAAACACAATTATTCAATTGACAAACTACAATTTGTTACTCTCACAGATGGTGACAGTTTCAGATTAGGTTGCATGGGGTATGGTACTGACCAGTACTTCCACGATAGAAGAACTAAAAACACTTACATTTACAGAACTGGTAATGACTACAAAGGTACAGACAATCTTCTGAAATGGATTGAACAAACTACTGGTGTTGATACAGTTGGGTTCTTTATTTGTCCTAACAAACACAGAGAATTTGATGGTGCTGTTGACAAGTTTGCTGGTGAATACCAAGACTGGGATGTCAAAGCAGAAGGATACAAGTTATTCAGAAAAGAAGGTGGATACAAAGTTGAGACTACTGATAAGAGTGGATACAATGAGTTCTACATTCTAAACAAAAAGAAAATGGGTATCGTGTCAGAAGATGATACTTTAGATGTACAAGTTGGTGCAAGTAAACAAGCATTGAAGGGTGCAATGAAAAGAATGGGTAACAACAAAATGTCCCAAAGAAAAATTCTTCAACACTTCGTTAAGAAGGTTGCATGATGGGTACACATTTTGGTATAATACAACTATGGAAAATTATTCAAAAACAAGTGAGGTTAAATTATGAATTTGAATGCTAATCATTATAGGTTCTTGGATGCCTGTGCAGAACAATATCCAAATCAAGTCGAGTTTTCAAAATCGACAGTTAGGAAAATTTGTGACAATGCAAATATTCCTTTCCCATCGTGGTTGATTAGAAAACCACAATTCAAAGCTGGTTATGGTACTTATTCAATTAAGTCTGTAGTTTCAGAAAATTATGCAGAACCAGTTGCACCTACAGTGCAAGCTGTTCAAACTGTCGAGACAGTTCCAGTACCAGTTGCAAATGTTGGTATGAATGTTCTCGATGAGAATATTTCAGTTATCCCATCGGTTATGGATAACTATGTTCCTTTTGGTCACTTCAAAGACCTTAAGTCAATCCTCAAGTCTGGTATCTTCTTTCCAGTATTCATTACTGGTTTGAGTGGTAATGGTAAGACTTTGATGGTCGAACAAATTTGTGCAAAACTCAAGAAGGAGTTATTCAGAGTTAACATCACCATCGAGACAGATGAGGATGATTTGATTGGTTCAAATACTCTAATCAATGGTAACATTGTCTTCAAAGAAGGCCCTGTTCTCAAAGCAATGAGAAAAGGTGCAGTGTTACTTCTTGATGAGGTTGACCTTGCATCTAACAAGATTATGTGTTTACAATCCATCCTAGAAGGTGGTGGTTATCTAATCAAGAAGACTGGTGAGTTTGTCAAACCAGAGCCTGGATTTACAGTGGTTGCAACTGCAAACACTAAAGGTAAAGGTTCTGAGGATGGTAGGTTCATTGGTACTAACATCTTGAACGAAGCATTCCTTGAAAGGTTTGCAATTTGTCTTGAACAAGAATACCCACCAGTGGTTACTGAGAAAAAAATTGTCAAGGGTGACTTTGCAATTCTTGGTGTCAACGATGATGAGTTTGCAAACAAACTTGTTGACTGGGCTGATGTAATCAGAAAGTCTTTTTACGAGGGTGCAGTTGACGAAGTGATTTCAACTAGAAGGTTGGTTCACATTGCAAAAGCATTCTCAATGTTCAACGACAAGTTGAAGTCTATTGAGGTGTGTCTTGCAAGGTTCGATGAAGACACCAAAGCATCTTTCCTTGACCTTTACACTAAGGTTGATGAAGGTGTGAATCCTTTAGGTGAACAAGTTAACGAGGAGAATGGAAATGACGAACTCGACATATAGTAAGACCTCACTAGAGTCGTCTAGTTCTCCTCAACCCTGTGCTTTATGCACAGGGACTTATGAGGGATATGGTAACAATCCACAACCAGTTCTTGAAGATATCAATGACAGAGTTTGTGATGATTGTAACTGGAACAAAGTTATCCCAGCAAGGATAAGGAGTTATGAGTCATGAGTGAATATGACGAAGTTGTTGAAAGACAAAGATTGCTTTTAGAAGCAGAAGAGTGGGCAAAACAACCCAAAGCAATACACATACATCGACTTGCATCCATGTGGTATGAGACAGAAGAGTCTAAGGAAGACTTTGAAGATGGTAGTGTAACAGATACAGAATACAACAGTGGTCTCATTGAGAGAACAAAAAATGGAGTTCTTATTAGAACCTTTGGTTCTAGGAGAACAGGTGATAAATTGATTGACCTCTTTACGAGAGGAGGAGCTTAAAATGAAAATCATCTTGACAAAAATCTTTATTGGACTTATGATAATAGATGAGTTTATTATTTTAGGTCTAATAGCAATTGGATTATAATAGGGGCAATATGCTCGGGCAGGGACAGGGAAACGAAAACAACAAAGTGAACACTACTATAACACGCATTTGTGTTGAAACTGTTTCTCATCCCGCCAGTTTTTTAGGATTTATTTATGGCAAAATTATATAAGATAACAATAGACAAACCAGAGCCACCTTTTTATTATGGTGGTTGGACTTCACAAGATGGTAAAGGTGACATCTACTATCATAGTTCTGAAAGTGAACAATTAAAATCAGATATGGATAAGTATGACTGGAATGCAGAAGATTTGAAGAATGGAACTAATGAAGATATGGCAACTGGTGAACATTTATGGTTAAAATCATTTGATGCAAAAAACCATGAAGAGTGGTACAATGAAAGTAATGGTGGTGGGAAATATTGTAAGGTACATGGAGACATTGCCAAGATGGATGATTTAACTGATAGGATAAAGAATCAAGAGTTTTTACAAGATGAACATATTGTTATGTCTATTTTAATAAAGCTCAGAAGGTTTCAAATTAGAAGTAAACCAATAGATGTATCACATAAAAAAGACCTTCAAGATACTATACATTCACTTAAAGGTGATATGAGTACTTGGACACCAATTATTCTTCTTGAAGATATGGATGGAGAAGGTGACCATGCGTTATTTCAAGGAAATCATACAACTCTAGCTGCAAAAGACAGTGGAATAGTTTTTTCAATTCCTTATCAATTGATTCCAAAAAAAGTCTGGAGTCAACTTACATATGAAGAGTTAGAAACAGTTTGTCGTAGATTAAATCCTCAAATCAAGAAAAAAAGCAAACCAATGGATGATAAGGAAGCAATTACATGGATTGTTGACCAACATTTAAATAAAGGTATCTCAACTGATTCAGATGTTATTTACGAAGAAATGCAAAAGTGGGGATATGAGAGAAGAAAAATTACAAGAAGTCTTATCTATCAAGCAGATAAAGATATTAAAGATAAAAAAGGAATTCCAAGTAATCACATAATCATTGATTATAAAGAAGGCCCAGATAAAGACTGGTTAGAGAAAAAAGAAAGAAGACATAGAACAGATAAATCTGACTCTTGGTCAATGAGTAGTGGTTATTTTAAATTAGATAAGTTTCTAAACAATATTTTAGATAATGCATCTGAGAAGAAAAAAGATAGGTTAGAAAGTATTAGGATTTTTGTATACCATGAAAGTCAACAGAATAAAGATACATGGGAAGAGACTTATCAAGCAGAAGTTTTAAGACAGATTAAAGGTATAAACAAAATCAGTTCAGATGAATATAAAGTTAATGTAGAATTAGAAACTTTACCTTTTACTAGAATAAATCCAATTCAAGGGGGATAGATTATGAATAAGTGTATAGACCATCCAAGAATGGTATTCAAAGGAACACTAACCTATGAAGGTCATTCAGTTACATTCGATATCAAAGATGATTATGTTGAAGTGACAAATAGGAAAGAAGCAATGATATCAGTTAAAAAAGTAGATATTGATATAGCAATAAAAGAACAAGAAGATTTATTAAAGTGGGGATACACATGGGTAGAATAAAACATATAGTAGAAATGATAATGTGGTCTAGACCTTGGTCTAGTGCATCAAGACTTTTTATACCATTTCATATTATGATGATGGTAATAGTTGCAAGTTTAGTATTTTTCATAAACAAGATAGAAGCTTCAGATGCAAACAATGAGGCATATTGTCTTGCACAGAACATGTACTTTGAGGCTGGTAATCAACCAGTAGCAGGTAAGATTGCAGTTTCTCAAGTGGTTATTAATAGAACTCAACACATGAATTATCCATCTGATATTTGTGGTGTTGTCTATCAAGCAAAGTGGAAAGAAAACTGGAAAGGTAATATGATGCCTGTTAGACATCAATGTCAATTCAGTTGGTTTTGTGATGGTAAGTCAGACGACCCAGAGGATTCAAAAACTTGGGTACAATGTTTGACCCTTGCAAGAAATATTATACAAGGTGCATATGGAGACATTACAGAGGGTGCAACACATTATCATTCTGTATATGTAAATCCTTACTGGGCAGATTCACTAAATGAAACTGTAACTATTAACGAACATATATTTTACAAATGAGTCAGAAACAAGCACAACAAAAAATACCTAGTAAAAAAGAACTAGAGTTGAAAAAGAAACAAGCACAGGATAGAAGGAATGGTTGAACAATCTAATTGCATATCTCACCAAGAAATTGCAAAAGTACTACATGCAGATGGTAGTTCCTATAAGATGGGAACACTTGTATATGGAACATATGAAGAGATTGAAGAGTGGTGTGAAAAGAATGATATGTGGGTTGACAAATATCTAGACCATGTAAACCCATCTACAATTTATAATACAGCTGAGTGGGTTGGTACTGGAATGTCAGACCCATTTAGTGTAAGTGTTCCATTTGATTACAGAGAATCTAGAGCAATGGGAACATTCAATACTAGAGGAGTTAATTTAGAAAAATGGTAGTTGACAAATATGAATTCTATGAGATAATTATATGGTGAGTGAAATAAATTACAAATACAACGAAGATGAGTTGATAAAACAATTTAAAGAGTATGTTGATAAAACTTATGAACAACATTACTCTCAAAACAAATATCAAGCAACAGAATTTATTATAGATGGTGGACATGGAGAAGGTTTCTGCATGGGTAACATCTTAAAGTATGCACAAAGGTATGGTAAAAAGAATGGATACAATCGTGCAGACTTAATGAAAGTTTTACACTATGCACTTATGGCTCTCTATGTGCATGATACAGTGGACAATAATGAGAGCTAATCGGAGTATATTATGAAAATAAGTGACAGTACATTTGAAGTTCTACAGAACTTTAGTAGTATCAATAATGGTATTACAGTACAAACAGGAAGTGAAATCAAAACGATTTCACCAATGAAAAATATCTTTGGTAAAGCAACAATATCAGATAACTTTACAAGTGAGTTTTCTGTATATGACCTTCCAGAGTTCCTTGCAACAATTTCGTTGTTAGGTACAGATGCAGAGTTTGAGTTTGGTGATAATTCTGTTAATATTAGTGGTAATGGTGCAAGTGCAACATACAACTATGCAGAATCATCAATGATTATTGCACCACCAGAGAAGGACATTACAATGCCTAATCCAGAGATTGTATTTGAACTTACTACTGATTTACTTTCTAAATTACAGAAAGCTAGTTCAGTATTATCTCTTCCAGACCTAGTATTGGAAAGTAATGGAACTGTAGTATCATTATCTGTTAGAGATAAAAAGAATCCATCTAGTAATCAATTTACAGAAGTAATTACAGATGGTGATGGACAAACTTATTCCATGAATTTTAAAATGGAAAACATTAAGATTGTCAAAGACGAATATACAGTGTATGTTTCTTCTAAAGGACTTGCACACTTCGTTGCAAAAAACAAAGGTGTAGAATATTTTATTGCACTAGAACCAGATTCAGTATTTGGTTCGTGATAAATACTTTTGTAGGTACTTGACATTGGTATCTGAGGGTGTTCAACTGTTCTCTCTCTTGGGGTTGAACTCGATTCATAATGGTGGGATTATGAGTCTTCTTTATAATGAAGTGGTGAATATATGAGTGATGAATTTTTATGGGTTGAAAAGTATCGACCTAAGAACATAGAGGATTGTGTTCTTCCAGCTGATATTAAGAAAACATTCTTTGATATCAAAGATGAGATACCAAACATGATTCTAACTGGTACTGCTGGTACTGGTAAAACTACAATTGCAAAAGCATTATGTGAAATGCATAATTGTGATTATATCTTAATCAATGGTTCAGAAGAATCTGGAATCGATGTCCTTAGAACCAAAATCAAAAACTTTGCATCTACAGTTTCTTTGAGTGGTGGTAACAAGGTAGTTATTCTAGATGAAGCAGATTATCTAAATCCACAATCAACTCAACCAGCTCTTCGTGGATTCATAGAAGAGTTTCATAAAAACTGTAGATTTATCTTTACATGTAATTACAAGAACAGATTGATTGCACCTTTGCATTCAAGATGTACTGTTATTGATTTCAAGATACCACCTAGTGAACGACCAAGACTTGCATCTGTATTCATGGCAAGACTTATGATGATACTTGATGATGAAGGTATTAAATATAATACAGAAGTTCTACAAGAACTTGTAATGAAACATTTTCCAGATTTTCGTAGAACCATCAATGAATTACAAAGATATGCAGTTAGTGGTAGTATAGATGTAGGTATCTTATCTAATGTTGCAGAGGAAAGTCTTCAAGAATTATTAGGTCATGTCAAAGCAAAACGATTTACTGATATGAGAAAGTGGGTTGCACAAAATGTAGACAATGACCCAGTAAAACTTTTCAGAAAGATATATGATAATTTGTATGATGTACTTGAACCACAAAGTATACCACAAGCAGTTATTATCATTGCAGACTATAGTTACAAATCTGCATTTGTAGTTGACCAAGAAGTTAATCTAGTTGCAGCTCTAACAGAGTTGATGATGGAGTGTAGATGGAAATAACTGCATTTTTTCTATGGACTGTTACAATTTTCGGTGCATTCTGGATGGGTCAAAAGACTGGTATTAAAAAAGGTGCAGATGCAATGTATACACATCTTTATAATAATGGTGTAAGAAAAAACGATGAAGTTATTGTTAAATTAGAATACGAGGATAGGTATGGAACTAAAGAATTCTGATTTTATAATACAAAAGAATTGTGGAATAGATTATAAGTTCATTACTGATTGGTGTATTGAAAATGAAAATCATCCATTCTTTTCACATAGTGAAGATGGAACTTCAACACCAAATCAATTTAGTGAAAACCTTCGTGCATATGTTCGTGCAGCCAAAGATGGTGATGCAGATGAAAAGATGGAACAACATCACCAGTTTCATTTAGATACAAAAGATACTCAACACTATAAAACTTACAATCCATTTACATTTGGTCTAAGACCTTTTGGTGATATTTACTATGCAATTAACAAACTATTTTACAGTAATCCTCAAGTATTAGAAATACAAGAAGATTATTATATACATGGATGGTTCAATGTGTATACAAAAAAAGAAGGTGATAAAGGATATGACCACATACCTTTTCATAAACACATAGATGTTATGCATCCAAATATCTACCATGGATTTTATTGTGCAAATGTAGAGCCATCTACTACTAGTTATAGGATAGGGCCAGAACAACCAAAGGATGAGTGGATAGTACATCAAGATTATAATGATATGTTGATATATTCTGCAAGTGGATTCGAACATGCATCGTCTCCTTGGACAGAAGATAAACCAAGAGTAACTATTGCATTTGACATATTTCCAGAGTCGTTATATTATGGAGAAACAACAAATGAATTTGAGTGGAGTTTAGATGGTCAACAATATCAAGCAATACCATTTCCTAATTTAATGTTATGAGTTATTTTCAATATACAATAGACGATTTACATAAGAACTCTTCAAGAAAAGATTTCAACTATATTACTTTCTTTGCAGGCGGTGGTGGTTCATCATGTGCATATAAACTTGCTGGTGGTGATGTAAAGTATATGAATGAGTTTCAACAAATACATGTTGACACATACTTACAAAACTTTCCCAACACAGTTCATGAATGTAAAGATATCAAACAAGTTACAGGTAAAGACATTT